CGTTTTGAAAGCCATGCTTTTTGATTGCTTTGCAAACTTGCAATAGTTGACTCAATTTTACTGTTAGCAGTTTGCGTTGCTTCAATTTTTAGCGTTTCTTGTGTAATTGCATCTTTAGTATTACGAACTTGTTCTTTTAAATTGTCTGCTTTTTCACTAAGAATAGTAATACCAAGTAATTGTTCAATAATAGCACGTTGATCGTTAACTCGCATACTTAAAAACGGCTCAGAATATGTGTTTAATGCAACAATATGCTTAAACATATCGTGACTCATACCTAATAAATCGTTCAAATATTCCTGTGTTTTACGACTATCACCTTGCGATTCGTCATCTACTTGTTCTTCATTATTAATAAAAAACTTAAAAAATGTCGGAGATCTTCCACGTTCTATTTTATACTGTATATTGTCCTTTTCAAAATCAAGCGAAACAACCATACCTTTGCTATTAGTCTTATTAATAAGGTTGTTACGTTTAATGTTTGTAAGTGCAGTACCATATAATGCATAACTTAGTGCATTAATAATTGTTGTTTTACCAGTGCCATTACGTGATCCACTATCGTCACCACCTTGATCTAAGTTTTCACCTAATACAAGTGTTAGTTTTGCTTTATTGAAATCTACAGCCTGGGTCTGATTGCCCACACTCATGAAGTTCTTTACGGTTAAATCTTTAATACGTATCATAGGTCGTTATAAATGTCCATTAGCGTCTTCTTGTTGAAGTTGTTTGTGTCAATTTCTGCGATTTCTTTAGATACAATTTCGTCAACTGTTTCAAATTGAGTAATATCTAAATCTGTTGTAATTTCTTCTTCTTGTTTTTGCGGTATTAATGTAATTTCTCTACAACCGTGTTGTGAGATATAGTTTTCTTTGATAAACTGTGCTTCTTCATAACTTACAGGTAAATCAAGTGTAACTCGCAAATACATTTTAGGCTTTATTATATCGCTATCTGGATCTAATAATTGCGAAAGTTTTACTGTACGATATTTAGGACAGTTCCACCAGTTAATGTATTCAGGCTCTTTGTCGTTTTCACGATCAAGTATCATCATACCACGTTCGTCATCCCATGCATCTGCATAGTTGTGCGGAAACGCATTACCGATGTAATGTATTTTACCCTGTACTTGGCGTTTATGGAAATGTCCACTAAACACATATTCTTGATGTTTAAAATGTTGCGGTTTTAGATCACCATGATCAGGCATTTTTACAAGTGCGTTCATATAAAAACTAGGAAGTTCAAAATGACCAAACATATACTTAGATTTTACCTTTTCAATCTTCTTCCATTCTTCGCCAACTAACCACGGAACTAATGTAACATCTTCTTCAGTGTACATTTCGTCAACTATAGTAATACCTGGAATATGCTTACCAAAAATAGTTGAACTTACGTCACGTTTGTCTTTGTAATACAAGTCGTGGTTACCAACAAACATATAAAACTTTTCAAATGCCGCACCTAGTTTTTCTAGACTGCGAATAGTTGCATCCATAGTTGTAAGATTTAAACTGTTTCTATTGTGATGCCAATCACCACAGAAGATACCAGTTTCACAACCGTTTGCTTTTGCCTGTTCTATATACCAATCAACAAACTCTTCACAGTCTAGATTGTGTACTTTACTGTTTCCTTTTAAGCCGAAATGTATATCGGTAAAAACTGCCGCTTTTTTAAACAAAATGAGATCTCCATAGTTGTACTAAACATAATACTATCTTTTGCACTTAAGGTCAACTGCTTTTGGCTGGTTTAGCCGCATTAATTTTTGCTGTTTCACGCTTCATAGAAGCTTCCCATTCTGCGTTATGCTGTCTAGTATAACTTGGATTCATATCATTCATTTCTAAGATGTCGTCTCTGATGTTTTGATTGCGCTTTTCAAGGTTAATAACTCTGACAAACGAATTGGTAACGGCGGCTGTGTAATAAGCGAATGGATTGTTGGACTTTGATTCATCAAACTGTAGACCAATTTGTGCCAATTGTAAGATTGCCTGTCCTCGCATTTCATCGTTGTATGTATATCCACGTACATTTCCTCTTGTTGCATAACGTTCACATAATTTAATCCACATACGAGCAAGTTCGTTTGTTGCTTTTGCATGTTTCATACTAAAATAACCATTTTCCATACCGCCAACCCAATGACTTTTGCCAACTACTATAAGTTCTCCGTCTTCGTTGAACTTGTAATGCTGAAAGGGTGGAAAATTTAGTTTTACTTTTGTATCTGCTATTGTTTTAGGATTCTTTTTACGTCCAGGTTCTTCAGGTATATGGTCAAATGTCATAATTCTAAAAATTAAGTCTTCTTTCTCCATCTTTCTGTAGTCAATTTCGCATTGTGCTAGTTTAACTTTCTCACCAGCTAGTTTACGTGCTTCAAAATCTAGGTGTTGCAGTCTTTTTGCTTTGTTTCTTTTTGCTTCTGCAACAGTACGGATGTTTATTTTGTCTAAATCAGTTAGTATGATGTCGAACTGATTGAAATCAGGCTCCATAAAACTACAAAACTGTGATTTAGACTTGTGAATCTGTTTTAGCATATCTTTGTTATTAAGATAATTTACTTTTCTCATATATTTCTCCAGGTTATTACTCTATTATAAACTACATACTTAATTTTGTCAACTAAATACTTGTAGGAGATTGAAATGAATTTAAAAAAGATAGTCCAATCCAATGTTAGCAACTTTCAAGAGTCTGTTGAAAATACTGTCAAGTCCACTGCAACTAATTTTGCAAACTCGGCACTCGAAAACGTATTAGGTGGCGGTGCCGCCGGTATTTTAAAAAGTCTTTTAAAAGGTCCTAGCTCGATACCACCAACAGGTGAAAAAACACAGGCAACGGATGGCGCCAAGACTAACGACTGGCGTGTACGTTTAAGTATTCCTCCAAATATGGTTGACGGTAATGAAATGTTTAAACCTCTTGTTGAGACCAATGGACTAGTATTTCCATATACTCCTACTATATTAGTACAGCATACGGCCAATTATGACGCAATGCATCCTACACATAGTAATTATCCTTTCCCTCAGTATCAGAACAGCCAAATTGAAGATATCGTAATTACAGGTGACTTTTTTGTAGAAAATGCTAAAGATGCGCAATATTGGGTAGCAATGACACACTTTTTACGTAGTGTAACAAAAATGGACTACGGTTTAGGACAGAATTCCGGTGCTCCGCCACCATTAATATTTTTAAATGGATACGGAGACTTTGTATTTCCAAATGTTCCAGTTGTTGTTAGAAACTTTACGTTTGATTTGCCTGCAGATGTTGACTACATCAAGACACAAGCAAGTGGTGAAATATCAACAGGTCCAACTACTGGAGATCCAAAAGGTAAAGCAGGCTTTGTACCAACACAATCTCAAGTATCAATAACAGTTGCTCCTGTTTACTCAAGAGCAAAAACTTCACAGTTTAATTTAGACAAATTTGTAAAAGGTGACTACCTTGGCACTAATGGTAACAACGGCGGAGGGTTTATCTAATGGCACGTTACAGTGAAATGAGCCCTTGGGGTAAAACACGAGTAGTAAACAAAGACTATTTGAATGTATTAGAAATTAGACCGGTACCTAAGTCAGACGATGATGTATTATATGAAATACAGCCGCAGTTTACACATAGACCAGATCTATTAGCGTATTCTGTATACGGCAGTTCAAAATTATGGTGGGTGTTTGCACAAAGAAACATGGACGTACTAAAAGATCCAGTATATGATTTAGTTGCTGGTGCAAAAATTTACTTACCAAGAGCAGATTCATTACAAAAGTACTTAGGTTACTAGAGTATGGCAAATAGCAGACTAACAAAATCTGTAATAGATGCACAACTACAAAAGTCTATGGGCAAAGGCTCAAAACTTGTAGACTCAGTTTCTAACTTTGCTTCATTTGGTGTAGATCAAATGAAAGGACTAGCAAGTGATGCTAGTTTGAAAGTTATAGATGCGGCTAAGAATGGAGTAACAGATTCTCTTACTGGTGCAACAGCAGGTATTGAAGGTGTTAGTTTAGATACAACTTTTGAAGAGATGTTATCAGACTTGCAAGAGTCACTTAAGAATTTACCAGTATTAGGTAAAACTGCAAATCAATTAAAAAGATATGCAACATACAATTACAATATTACACTTGCTTGTTTAACAGTCAATGAAATAAATTTTCCAGATTCAACATATAGAATATCTCCTCCACAAGTAACAGTTTTAAGATCAGGCGGTGGTGCTCCTGGAAAAGCATTAACAGCATACGAAAGTTCTGATGCTCAGTTAGAATACTATATTGATAATTTAGTAATGAATAGTGTAATTGCACCAACTAGTAAAACACGTACTTCAAATGCTACTGTACAAACTTTTACTGTACACGAACCATACAGTATGGGACTGTTCCTACAAACTTTAATGATCGCCGCAAACAAAGCAGGTCATGCAGACTATTTAAAAGCACCTTATGCATTAATAGTTGAGTTTAAAGGATATGACGACAACGGGCAGATACTTGATACAGGTTCAACAACACGAAGAATATTTCCTATTAAAATTGCTAAGATGGATTTTGATGTAAACGGATCAGGTAGTTCATATAATATTAGATCACATGCTTGGAACGAGAGTGCATTAACAATGGTTTCTCAGTATACAAAAACTGATACAATTATAACAGGTGATTCAGTACAAGAACTTCTACAAGGCGGTCCTGAAAGTTTAACTGGTATTATCAATAGACGTAATAGAGAAGAAGCAGAAAAACTTAACGCAATTAATAAAGATGAATATTTTATTATGTTTCCACCACAACTTGTAAGTAGTCTTGGACTAGGAAACAAAGCAGACACACCAGGCGAAAATGCCGCATCAATGAAAGAAATAGAGTTTTATAAAAAATTAACAGGCGGAACCTTTGACACTTTATTAGACTATGAAGAAACTGCCGCAAGTGACAGTATAGAAAATTACATTAATTTACAACCGGGTAATAATAACCTATCAGCAGTTATAAAGCGTATAGCAGATAATAAAGATATTTCAAACGAGATAGGTAAAGGTACAATAGCACGTTCAATGGCTACCGGCGGTGCAGTACCATTTGGCAGAGAAGCATTTTCAAATGACCCAGATACTGATGTTTTTAATTCAGACCGTGTAACAATATCTAATAGTTTTAGAACATTTTCGTTTCCGCAGTCAACAAGCATAGAACAAATAATTGAAGAAATAGTTATATTAAGTACCTATGCAAAAGATGCCGCAGTTGAAGTTAAAGCAGATGCAGACGGAATGGTAGATTGGTTTAGAGTTCATACTCAAACGTTCTTAGTTCCAGATGAAGAAGTAAGATCAAAGACAGGTGAAAATCCAAAAGTATTTGTTTATGCAGTTGTGCCTTACAAAGTACATAGCAGTGTGTTTAGTAATGTAACACAACCGTCAGTTGGAATTGAAAAGCGAGTATCACAAGCGGCAAAAGAATACAATTATATATACACAGGTAAAAATGATGATATCATAGACTTTGAAATTAATTTTAATACATCATTCTTTACTGCATTAAGCTCTAACTACAACGGCTCGGGCGATTCTAAAAATGCAACAAAAGATTCTACTAACAATCCAGGTAATCCTCATATAGCGGCTAAAGAAGGTTCCCAAGGAAACAATAGTTCTACTGGTAGTAAATCTCTCAAAGAAGATCCTACTGCAAAAAATACAGGAACCGGAGGAGGCAATACCTTAGATACTCCGGAAGTTCAAATTGCTAGATCATTTAATGAAGCGATAGTAAATAATCAGACTGACTTAGTGTCTATGGACTTAACAGTTTTAGGCGATCCGTACTACCTTGCAGACAGTGGCCAAGGAAATTACAGTTCTCCTACATTAACAAAAGCATACACTGCTGATGGAACAATGGACGATCAAAATTCTGAAGTAGAAGTAGTTGTAAATTTTAGAACACCCATTGACTATAATCGAACAGATGGGTCAATGATATTTCCAGAAGACACTGTACCAGTTAAATCATTTAGTGGATTGTATAAAGTGAACACAGTTGAAAATAAATTTGAAGGTGGTAAATTTATACAAGTACTTTCACTAATACGTAGAAACAATCAAGAGTCAGATATTGGAATACCGGGTACTCCAGATAATACATCAGCACTTGAAACAACAGATGAAGTAGATGCTAATGAAAATACAAATAATCCACCAGCAGTAACTAAAACAGATACAGCACCAACTAGTACAGCAGGAGGAGCTCAGTAATGGCAATTGATGGACGTAGTGCTAGGCCCAAGTTAGTAACTAACCCAGGACCGTATGAAGCAATAGTTGTATCACATCTAGATCCAAAAAAGATGGGAACACTATCAGTTGAACTATTAAAGAACAGTAGTTCAGGTAACCAAACAGAACGTAGCGGACAAGTTGTACAAGTAAAGTACATGTCTCCATTTGCTGGATCAACACCTATCAGCGGCAACACAGCAAACGAAGACTTTGCAGGAACACAAAAAAGTTACGGTATGTGGTTTGTTCCGCCAACACCAGGAACAAAGGTTCTTGTTGTATTTGCTGAAGGTAACCTAGCAAGAGGTTATTGGATTGGTTGTATTCAAGACGCATATATGAATTGGATGACTCCAGATCCTTGGAGCGGTACAACAGCAAATAATTATGATCCTAATTTAAAATTACCAGTAGGTGAATTTAACAAACGTTTGCAAACAGGCAAAGGCACAAATCCTAGCTTATATGAGAAGCCTGCAAATTTAGACTTCTATACTATACTTGGCAGACAAGGTCTGCTGTATGACGATGTAAGAGGCCCTGCTAACAGTTCTAGTAGGCGTAATTTGCCCAGCAGTGTGTTTGGTATATCAACTCCAGGACCAAGAGACAAAAGGGACGGAGCACCAAAAGCTACAGTAGGCGCTTCAGAAACAAGAACACAAAGATTTTCAAGTACACTTGGCGGATCAAGTTTAGTATTTGATGACGGCGATGAGCGTTATGTAAGAAATAGTTTTGCTCAAAGTGATGCCCAAATATATACAGATTTAATTGAAGAAGACAATCCACAATCTGGTCTTAAACAAGTTCCTAAAGGAGAATGTGTACGTTTAAGAACTAGAACAGGTCACCAAATACTTTTACACAACTCCGAAGACTTAATTTACATTGCTAATGCACAAGGCAGTTCTTGGATTGAAATGACTGCTAACGGTAAGATTGATATCTATGCACAAGATAGTGTAAGTGTTAGAACACAAAACGATTTGAATATAAGTGCAGATAGGGATATAAATTTAGCCGCGGCAAGAGATATTAATATGAACGCCGGACGTGACTATAAACTTACTGTATCAAATAACAGTGATGTTAAAGTTGGTGTTGATCATAAAATTGACATTGGTTCAAATAA